AACCCGAACGCCACGCCGCCGACAATCGCTGCATGACCGAGCTTCTGAAGACGTCGGTCAAACCCAGCGCCCAGCTTCTCCTTGTTGCTCGCGTCGGTAAGCGTTACGCCATTGCCGAGCAGGAACTGGTTCTGCTGGTTCACAAAGCGAGGGAAAAACCCGCTCGCTATCTTGTGGTTGGCTCGGAACGGGTCGGCAACAGCCTGCCCGGACATGGTGTAGAGAATCCGCTGATAACGTCGTATCGTCACGTTCTGGCGCTTGTCGTACATCTCAGCGTCACGTGCCACGAAAAAGACTGGGCTTCGTTTGTGCTCGTCAATAGCAGCGAGCACGAAACTCATACGAGCCGACTCATCAGCGCCGACATCAAGCAAATCTTGATATGTCTTCATCGTATTGCGTACCCTCCTCGCCGCATATAACTCCGCTCAATTAGCGGAACGTAGTCGTCTTTAGGCTTCCACGCCTTCGTCGTGTTGACGAAGTAGCGTGTGGCATCCATGGCGTGGTCGTTCTCCTTGATGGGCTTGTCCTGCCCATTCGAGGTCTTCTCCTGCCATGAATACAGCCCGTATTCTTGAATGGTTCGTGTGCAGCAATCATTCACGAGCAGCTTGCGCTCCTGAATGATTGTTGAGGTGTGCTGAATGCCATCCAGCACGTCGTTGTTGGCCTTGCGTACCTTGAAGCGATTGGACTTGCGAACAAGCGCTATGAAGGACGAAGCGGACGGGTCGATGATGAGTTCACGTACAGGAAGGTCACCGACCAGCTCGCACAGGTCTTGGTAATACTCCTCGTCTGTCTTCTGCTGACCGGTCTCACGACCACTGTGGTAGAACTCGTCGACCTGATACCAGACTCCGTCACACAGGCCGAAAAGAAGCATGGCCGTCGGGTTCTGTATGCCGTAGTCCATGCTTACGATGTATTTGCTATAGTCTCGCGGCACCGTCGGAACGATGCTCTCTTTGGTGAATGCTTGGTAGATGACGCCCTCGGCAAGTACCCACAGGCCCTTGATGTATCGCTGGTAGAACACGCCCGAATACATGCTCTCGTATCGGGCTTTGATGCTCGCGTCCAGCGCGAGGTTGTCGTCCATTGTGAAGTGAAGGCGCAGCGCATTCTTTTCCTTGTGCTTCTTCACCCATTCCTTGTAGAACCAATGCTCTGGTGAGCTGGGGTTGCAGTTGAACCAATACTTGGAATTGGGTACGGAGCAACGTGCGCAAGCCTGCTCAACGAATGAGCGAGGCATAAGCGCCACCTCGTCGAACATGACGCCGGCGAGCGTCATGCCCTGAATGAGCATGTACGAGGACTCATCACGTCCGCCGAAAAGGTGGTATGAGTTCTCACGCCCGTCAGGCGTCGATATGATGAGGCGGTTTTCGTTGCGCTTCTCAACAATGGTGAAATCGCCCGGGAGCCAATCACGCAGCGGAAGCACAACGTTTCGCCGCAAAGACTCAATGGTTTTTCCGCAAATTGCGAACGCTTGGTGATTGAAGCAGGTCATGCTCCAAAGTACAAAGCCATCGGTCATTGATACGGTCTTGCCGGAACGAATCGAGCCATCGGCTATGATGGCGTCGCGGTCTTTGTACCGCTTTTGCTGCCACCACAGCATCGCCATGAGCTGGCGCTTCGAAAACTTGCTATAAATCATCGTCCTCGTCCTCCGGCACCTCGCCGAGGTCGATTTGAGATTTCTGAATCATGTCGAGCAAGTTGTTGTCCGCGCTGTGCTCAACGCTGGCGTCGGTCTTCGTTCCATATCCGTATTTGCTCATCCACAGAGGGGCGAGACGGCTGTTGATTTGCCCGGTTTCGAACTTGGAACGAACGTCAACCTCGCACTCAAGCCGTATCTTCTCCACAATGTCAAGGTATGCGGGGTCTTTCTCATAGGTTTCCGCGAAACCTTGGCGAGAAATGCCAACGTATGCGAGGAAGCCCGTCTTGGTATACGAAAGCGGCGAAAGAATTTCCTTCACGCTTTTCGTTGTCGTTGTTCCGTCGGCCGTGGTATAAGTGCTCTCTACCATCTCCTGCTTCGTGTAGGAGTCGCAGTACGCCTTATATTCGTCCCACATCTTAGCGAGCGCGGTAGGTGATTTAATCTTCCGCGAAGAACGTGGCATAATCTGCACCTCCTTATCGTGCATGCCGTCAAAACAGTTAGAGCCTGATACCACCGACCTTGTTCTGAGAGGTACGGGGCACAGGCTCCATGCGGGTTGTTTCTTTATCTAATTCAGCCTTGAAGGCTTTGAATTGCTTATGGTCTTCGTCGCGTAGGCGCTTTATCTCGGCTTCGATAACATCAAGCTCCACGCGCTTAGTCTTTGCGATGCCCTCCAGCATCGCGATGCGCTCATAGATACTCATGGCACACCACCTAAATGCGTACGAACACAGCCTTTTCTTCTCCGCCGTCGCCGTGAAGTTCAATCACGGGGAAGGCATTGGACGCGGGCGTGTAGCCCTGCTTGTCTCCGTATCCACCGTAGACAAGCGCCGAGGCGGTGTTCACAAACGTCTTCTCGACACGCGCCAAGGTTCCGTTCTGGGGAACGGGTCGGAAGTATTCCATCTTCGCCACCGCCGGCATGTGAGTGTGGCAACACACGTACACGTCAGCATCTACGATGGTTGCGTAGTCGACGAGGCGGTTAATCTTGCCGCCCGGCTTACGACCGCCACCGGAACCGTGGGTGTAGTAAAGCGTGTATGTAAAGGGTCGGTTGCGACGCTGCCGCCCGACCTTGAGGAAGTACAAGGCAGTGGTGTCGGAATATACCTCCGAGAGGTTTAACTGGTCGCAAAAGACTCTTGTCATGTCTACGCCAACTGCCTTGTAAATTCTGTTCTCATGATTGCCGGAAAGTACGCCGAGAATCTTGCCTGCGTCGGCAAGGGGTGAGAAAAGCTCAACGCACTTCTCCAGCTGCTCCATAGGCTGCAACTTCGCAGCATATGTATCGCCAATAGAAGAGGCGATTGCGGAATCCATGAGGTCTCCGCCGAGGATGCAATAGGTATCAGGAAGATTGAGGATTGCATCGAGCATGTTCTTAATCAGCTTCATGTCGCTCTGCGAATCCCCGATATGCAAATCAGCAAGTGGAACGATTTTCACGTCGTTTCCGCTTGCGCTCAAATCATGTGTAATGGCCTTCATTGCTTACGCTCCCTTGAATGAACCCCCTTGAACTGGTCCGAAAATGCAAAACCCCCGAGGCGCTGCGAGGTCAAGGTGTACAGCGCCGCGAGGGTGATGCCGCCCGACAGGCTTACGACGTCCTGCGGGCAATATGAAAAGAAAGGAGGTAAACCGAAAAACGCGCAACGGAACCGTGTCACGTTACGCGTTAATCGCTATGGAATATCGTGGTGAAATGCAGTAACCCATGATGTAAGGAAGATGTCCTCTCTACATTTCTCCCACTATAAATATAATAACATGAGGTAGTGACATTGTCAACCTAAACTTTTTATTTTATCACCTATTTTTGTGCTTGTCAATAAATCCGTTCATATATGAGCGGAATCAGTTGAAAAGAATTTTTGAAGACTTGCAAAAACGTGTCACCGTCAGAAATCGCAGCGCCGTCACACGCCGCACCGGAAAGCAAAAGCAGCCACTGCAAAGTACACAATCGGGGAGGGGAAAGTCGGTTTTGGCTTCGAGTTTTTGAGAATATCCGCCACTTTTTGAGATTTTTGGGCTACTTTTTGAGAATTTAGAAGGCTTTTTGAGACGAAAAACGGCCATTTTTCGACCAAAAACACTGATAAATGACCTTTTTCATCTTATTTAATCTCATAATCTCAAAAAAATTACTACTTATTACACAGCGTTCAACGAAAGACGTTACGTGTAATGAAAGTCGGAAAAAACGTGAGATTTTGAGAATCAAAGCCCGTTTTTCTCTTGCTGTGTACATCTATGGGATACCGTGGCGAAACGTGAGCTTTCCGTGTCTCAAAAGCATTCTCATTTTCGCCCGAAAATCTCATTTAGACCCATTTATTCTCAAAAACTCACGCCCGTCTTAACCTGTACGTCTTGGGTGTGGCTGTTTATGTTTTTGGCGTCGCGCCGTCCTTCGAAAGGAGCCGCATAGCGGCTCCGACTGTTTGAGCGAATAGAAAGGATGGTGGCAGCAATGACATTCGAACGTATAAAGACATATGCAGACTTCGCCGAGACTTGTGGTGGGATGGTTCTTGCGAACGAGATGGCCAACAGACCGCTGGAGCCTGTCAGCGGGGATTACGCCCCGTGGGACGAGGTGTTTCAGTGGTATATCATCTCCGACCCGTCATTCGCCATGGAGCACTCTGACGAGCTTATTTTCTACGATGAAGAGCTTGACCTTTATTTGTTAGCTGTGACCCATTTTGGAACAGCATGGGACTGTGTGCCAGCCCCTGAGCTGCACTGATGCCGATTCGAGTCACAAAAAAACCGCCCTCACAGCGATATGCTGCGGGGGCGGCTCTTTTTTTATCGGCGGATGCTCTGTAGGTCGATTCCGGCCTCTTCACCGCTATTCGATTCGATGCTTGACTCAACGTCGAGGGTCTTACGCACCAGGCGCTCGCTTCGACCTGCGTTGGCGTTCTCGCGAACCTGACGGGCGATGCGCTCTTCCTGCTCATCAATCTGAGCACGAGCCTCTTCCGACAAGCATTGAGGAAGTCGTCGCGCGGTGCTTGCGTTCTTGCGCTTACGCTTAGACGCTTCCTCCTCGCGCATCTTGCGCTCGCGCTCGGCACGGATGAGAGCCAGATTGTGCTCCCACATGCTGCGACCGTCGGGCATGATGGTGTTCTTCATCTCTTCGACGACGCTGGTTGCCTCGCTGGTCTCTTCGAGTTCCTTGCGCTTCTCCTCCAGCTCGTTTTCCATCTGCTCTGCTTCGTGGCGCATTGTGTCGAGCTTCACGCTATGGTCGTCGAGGCGCTTCAGGGCTTCCTGCTCTGCTGCGTACACGCGCCAAGGGATGCTCTCCTTGTACTTGCCGGCATCAGGGTGGATGACGGTGTAGCCGTACTGCTCCTCAAGGATGGACTCGATGAAGTTGCGCTCTCGCTCTGCCCACACTACGTGCGAGTTGCGAGTCCATCCCTCGGACTTGCACCCCTGCTGCGACAGTGCCTTGCTCAGGCTCGTCTGCACGCTCATGCCACGCGTGTACCCGTCAGCCCACGGAACAAAGTCAAGGTGCATGTGCATCGCTCCACCCTCATCACCGTGCAGGTATGCACCGTAGAGACGAAGGTGAGGGTTGCGCGTGTCCCATGCCGCGAGGTAGTTCTTCAGAACAACCTCGCATATATCGTCGGGAACCAAGAACGGCGTCAGAATGTTGCCATCCTTGTCGCGCTTCATGCGTCCCGTCGTTTCGTCAAACTCAGGTTTGACGGAACCAACGCCTACGATTACCTCGTAGGCGAGGTTCTTGCCCTTAGTGCGTGTCTTGTGATTGACACGCCCACGGGAATCAGCGCGCACCTGCTCCATGTACTCATGGACGCCGCCAATGCGGCGGTCGCGGCGCTTCTGCTTAGCGTCGTACTCCTCAATGGCTCGTCCGAACAATTCCTCATACGTTTCCTCTATCGACATGTCGCGAAGCACTTCGTGCTTGCCCTCCATGTCGATGTGCTGTTCCCACTTTATGGTCGACTCCTCACGACGGTTATGCTCCGTCTTGATTTCGTCGTCACCTCCAATGTGGAACCGCACTGTCGTCACTTTATTCGTCATTCTTCGTCCTCCTAACATTAGTCGTACTCCTATCACGATTTCCTGTATGTCAATCGTGATAATCCAGTAGTAGTAGTGACACGAGGGGAACCCCGCATCACTACTACTCTGGACAATGGGGATGCTCCCCCTTGACCCCCTACGAAACCGCAGCCAGAACACGCCCATCGGTCATCTTGCAGATGTCGTTGATGGCATTGTTCTTCATGCGATACGTCTGGCGCAGACTCAAGCCCAAGGCTTCAGCAATCTGCGGCCAAGTGAGCGCCGGCGTGTCGACATAGCGCGAGGTGAGAACGAACTGCTTACGCCAATCGGGAAGAATCTCGATAGCGTGCTCAGCCGCCTCAACAGCTACGGTGTAAGCACGCTGTGCCTCGTCCAGCTCGATTGAACGCTGCGCCACCATAATCAACGGCATGTCGGGGTCGCCGCCTCCGCCCTGCACGTTTTCCTTGTCGTATCGAATCGCTCCACCTGCTACGCGGGTGAATGCGCGCTCATAACGCTCCGTCGCTGCCGCCAAGTCTCGAAGCGCCAAGCCGGGTGCTTCGAGAAGGAGTAGAACGTCGTCATATGTCATGTCTATTTCCTCCTTGCTTATGTGGTTAGCGCCCGTTGTTGGGCTTTTTACAGCCCGCCAGTGGGCTTTGAACGGTATCTGTCTGGAATGTCGCCCGTTTGAGTGCCACGAATGGGCTTTTGTTGGTCTCCGAGTGGGCTTTCAAAAGCCCTTCCGGTTATCCATGCCCATTCGTGGTCTCTCAGCGGGCTTTCAAGAGACCCTTAGCGGGTCATCATGAAATTCAACGCTCCGGTGAGCGCCTCGATGCGCTTCTTGTCGCACTCTGCGAACATCGCATCCAAGAAATCAATGCCACAGGGTTCAGAGTTCTCAGCGTCGGCAAGCTCACGGGTGATGCTTGCAATCACCTCAGTCTTGAAGCCACGGTGTCCGGTTCCGAGCGACTCCGGTGCCTCATACACCTCGTGCTCGGTTCCGTATGCGTAGCGGTCGTCGTTGGCTCCGTACGTAGCGATGACGAGCGGGCCGGCTCCATATCCGGGGTTGGTGCCTCGGTAAACCTCAGTCATGACGTAAGACATGTGAAATCTCTCCTTTCCTATGCGGCAATTCCGATGCGACGGATGCCACGAATCTTCGTTGGAATGTTCTTGAGCTGGTCGATGTGCTCCTCGGTAGCCGAGTTGCACACGTTCTGAAGCTCCTTGATTTCAAGCTCCTTGATGAGAGGCTCGACGCGCTTGTTGTACGATGCGCTGACAAGGAACTGACCGTCGGTGGGGTGGTACTCCCAGTCGTAATCTCCGGTGTCGAGAATGTTGCAAACAGAGGAGCGGAAGTCGCGATACTTCACGCAGCCACGGCTACTGTCACCAGAGCCATAGCGGCGAAGCCATCCGCGATAGAACGCGTACAGCTCCTTCCACGAGACTGCGTCCCAGACAAGGTCGTCGAGAACCTCGTGAATGAACTCAGCCACGTTGTCGTTGCTGAGGCGGAAGTCGTCCAGAGCCTCCTTGCAATACTGCGGAACCTCGATGGTGTAGTAGTTGGGGATGTCCTCAAGAACATGCTTCAGGACATACTCACAGACATCCTTACGAGCGAGGTAGTCACTCTTGATGTACTTGCGCTCACGACCGGTGAAGCACTTGTCGAACGGGACGAAGATGATACGGCGGAGCATCGAGTCGGTCTTGTCGCGGAACTTCGGGGCATCGTTCAGGCACTGAATCATGAAGCCGTTGAACGTGTACTGAACCGGGGTCTTATGCTTGCGGTTGATGCTTATCGCATCGTCGGTGATAAGAGCCTTCAGGTTAGCCGTGCGCTCCAGATACGCTCCTACGTCGTTCTCGTCTACGATGATGGCGCTCGCCTTCAGGAGAGGCTCCATCATGAAGTCGCGACCGAGCATGTCGAGCGAAAGGGACGCACAGTTGGAGCGGCCAATCACGTTGCGGATAAGGGCGCAGAGCGTACCCTTGCCGTTGTTGCCCTTCGTGCTGAAGAAGAACGCGGCCTGATTCCACGAGTTGTTCGAGCGGACGGAAGCCCCGATAATCTGCCAGAAGAGCTTCGGAGCCTCGGGATGGTCGGAAAGCTCACGCATCCAAGACTCGATGTCCCAGTCGGTGCCATCGTCGTCGTTGTGGATTACAACGTTGGTGGCGTTGGGGTTGTAGTCCGTGCTGACCTTCGATGCGAAAACCATATCGGGGTCGAAGTTCATCAGAATCTTGTTCTCGTAGTCGTACAGCCCGTTGTTCACAGCAATCACGTTAGGGGAGCTGTAACGGAACTTAATCGGAGCCATGACACGAAGGAAAGCCTTGGTCTCACGAACCCCACGCTCTGTCATGGTCGGGCACGAGCGGATGATTCCCTCGATATCGTCCTCGTCAGTGGTGTAGATGCCCTTGTAGGGGCCATCCTCGTTGTAAATAGCCAGCGGGCACATATCCGACGAGCTGGAGTCCTTGGCACCGAAGTTCAGGCGGATTACGTGATGCTTGAACATGATGATGGACGCCAGCATGTACGGCGTAGGGGACGGAAGGAGCTTGATATTAGGCTCGACTACAGTGCTGTTGAGCTTAGCAAGCTTCGCGGGGTCGGTCGTGCTCTTCTTGGCCGACGCGATGCCTTCGCGCTTGGCCTTCAGAATGTCGTTGACCTCCTGAATCTTTCCGTTGACTGCGAGGGTCAAATCCGCCGCCAGAACGTCGAGCGTCAAAGCGCGGTTCGCATCCTCGTCGTCGTAAAGGCATTCGATATAGGCTTCCGTGGCATCCTTAATCACCACGTCAGCCGTATAAACGGGGCGGGAACCCGGAGCCGCAATCGCAGCTCCGGTCGCCTCAGTGTTGTTAATGGGCATTGTCGCTCACCTCCTTTTCGCTCTTCTTGCGCTCGTACTCTGCGAGGATTCCATCGACAGACGCCTCGATGAATCCGTCTTCATCGTCTGCGTAGTCGGAGCCTTCGTAATTGATGGGGAGAGTTGCTTCACACATGTCCAGCTGCAAGTCCTCGTCGTCTACGCTGTCGATGTATCCGCCCATGGTGTCGAGAATCTTCTGCTCGATTGCTGCGAGCAGCTTTCCCTTCTTCTTCTTCGAAAGGGAAGCGATGCGCACCATATTGAGGATGACGGCCATGTCGTTGTTGGCCTTGAAGTACAGCTCGTCGATGTCGAAAGCGGTCTGGTTGTTGTTCATGATTACAGCGCCCCCTTCTTGTCGAGTTCGTCGATGAACGGGGTGCTGGAATACAGTGCCTCGTCGTCGTCGAGGCTGACGCCGTGCTCGGCAAGCAGGCTCTCACGCTTCAGGTTGATGCTGTGACCGAGATTCTTGTAAGCCTTCTTGTAGGTCGTGGTCGGGATGCGAATCTCCTGCTGAAGAATGCGGAGCGCGTAGTTGAGACCGCGCAGATAGCCCTCGCAGAAGACTGCGTCAACGGTGTGAATCTGACCGTCGTAGAACGAGTCAGCCGCCTTAGTCATGCCCTCAGTCTCACGGAAACTCGGAGCACTGGAGCTGCGGTTGAATGCGGTCTGCCAATCGAGACCGCTGATGTCATTAGAATTGTCGTAAGTGTTCATAATTACATTTCCTCCTTTAAATTGTTGATGCGCTCGGATATGACAGCGATGTTCTCTTCGCTGTCATGCGACCAGTCGCGAGCCTCTTCAATCAGCTCTCGAATCTCGCTGCGCGTGTTGTCGGAATAAAGAGCGTGCTCCATGCGAGCGATGCACCAGCCAAGGGTGCTCATCTCGGTGCGAGCGACCTCAAGCTCGCGGAAAAGACACTCGCGTTCGAGCAACGCTTCGGTCTTGTCGTCGTGCTCTTCACAGGGAGCCGTCTCGACGATGTTGTTCATAGGCTTCGCCTCCTTTTGCGTTTGAAAACAAAAAAAGCGGCGAACCCGAGTCATGACATATTGGAAATAAATCCATATGCCACAACTCGGATTCGCCGCTTCTCACTTTGTATGTGTGGAATCGTGCAAGTTATATCCGCTCAGTATCGGGCGGACAGTGAACCCACTTTGACGCTGTGCTCCGTCACCATAAACCCGTCACGGTCTATGGCTTGTGCAGGGCTTATTGGCGTTGCCTGCTAAGGAACTTATGCTCACGAATCTTTGTTGCTATTCATTTTTCAAGGAACAGTGCCAACCTTTCGGTGGCTCAAGACGTTTCGTTTCCTCTTTCATCTTGTTGTCTTTAGTATACGACGCGTATTGTCATCTGTCAACAGAAACTTACACGTTTGGGCGTATTTTTTTAATTGTGATAGTGGTGAACCAGACAGATATTGTCCTTCTGGACGTAAATGAGGGGATTCGCGAGAAAATGAGTTAGAAAATTTTTTTCGCAAAGCCCCTCGGTGGGTGTTAATCAATCATGCCAAAGTGACGGAACGCATCCAGAATCGCCTCGCGCTTTTCAGGCGGGCACTTCGGTTGCTTCTTGTCGCCCGACCTGTCGGCCTGCGTTTCCAGTCCGCACTCGGCCTTCATCTGCGCGACGTACAGGGAGCTGACCTTCATGCCGTGCGTTTTCTGGACGTAATCACAAATGTTCGCGTACGTCGGCTGGTCCTTCTCCTCGGACAACCCCATGTCCTTCGGACTGATGGAAACCGGTATGAAAGACTTCGATGCAGATTTCCGAGATAGAACAGCAACCGTCTCGACGTGCGCGGTACCCGGGAACATATCGACGGGGGTGACGGCCTCAATATTATAGTTCTCGGCGGTAAACTGTTTTAAATCGCGGGCGAGGGTGGCGGGGTCGCAGGAGACGTAGACGACGCGCGTGGGGCGCATGGCGGCGATGGTCGTGATAACGGCGGCATCGCAGCCCTTGCGCGGAGGGTCGATGACGATGACGTCGGGGCGCTCGCCGCGCTCGTAGAGGATGCGCGCGGCGTCTTTGGCGTCACCGCAAAGGAACTCGGCGTTTGTGACATGGTTGTGCGCGGCGTTTTTGCGGGCATTTTCAACAGCGGAGGGGATAATCTCCGCGCCGATGAGCTTCTTCGCGCGGCTCGCCATGGAAAGACCGATGGTGCCGGTGCCGCAGTAGAGGTCAAGCAGCGTTTCCGCACCTGTAAGCCCGGCGTACTCTGCGGCCTTGTTGTAAAGCGCCTCCGCCTGCGTGCGGTTCACCTGATAAAACGCGTGGGGCGAAATTTCAAACTCCAGCCTGCAGAGTGTATCGCGAATCGTGGGCTTGCCCCACAGCGTGCGCAGCTCGCGACCCAAAACGACATTTGTGCGCTCGTGGTTGATGTTTACCACAATGCCGGTAATTTCCGGCACAGCCTCGCGCAGCATTTTGACGAGC